GCGTAGGAAAGTAAAAACCTATCTGAATTACTAGAGAACAGATTTATCTCTAGGGAATTAACGTCTCCGTGACGTTGGGGTGTTTACGTCTCCCCAGACGGGTGTTTAGCGCCAACCACGGCGGGGACTTTACATATAGTCGTTGGCTCTAAAAGCCAACATAGCCTTATAGTCAAGGAAAGACCAGAGTTGATTGAGTCGTCGCGACTCAGCCAAACACCAGTTATAACATTGACCATAGAACTCTTCACCATAATGGAAAGCCTCCAATAAAACGGAGTTACACACACTTGCGAATTCCTCCATCCCAGCACTCTTATCACACCACTTAACCATGTTGGCTATAGACCCTTTATTCAAGGGAGCCATAATACCGCACGAACCGCGCACAAACTGTCTCTTTAAAAAAGTACAGTTTTGCCAGTCGACGTGCATATTATCATCTTTAAATGGTGAGGTATAGACCATAGAATAACGTTCCCAGAAGAACTTCTGAAGATACGTCATATTATAGTCACTCAAATGCGGAGGAGCTGAAAAAAGAGAATCGTCGCCAACAAAAGCAGTTTCAATTTCCTTCCAATCTTCCTCGGGATGGAGATTACAAAACGCAATTTTGTGAATCCTCCAATTACAGTACGAATTGAACAGGCTCGTTATGAACGAACCACTAGATGTACCCCAGTGTCTGAGAAACACCAAGCAGATTAATATGTGCCAACCAGAAAAGTTGGCACGTATCACACGCTCGGCTAAATCGGGACTGGGGTGCCATCTACGAACAAATTGCACAAAATCCTCAAGCAGGTCATTCTTAACACTAAGATCATAGTATTTAAAATCACCAGCTCCGAGAGACCGATTTCCACCTCGATCAAGGCGTGCTTTAAGATCACCCCACTGTTTAGAGTGGGGATTGATAGCCAAAGCAATAGGACTACCACTTGGATCGCTCATCATCTCTTCAACGAAGGTTCCTAAAACCATTCGCTGAATAATGAGAGAAGTAAAATCACCAGCTGCAAACAAGCGAGTCTTACAAAGATCATTCTTTTCCTTAGGACGAATTTCATCTTTGAGAGTCTCCTCGAACATAACTGGAACTATAATTCCCTCCTTAAAGAGTTTGAACTTTCTCTCAACATCCGCAATTAGGCGTGGATGTATACGCCGGTTTCCC